ATACTCTCATGATATGCAGGTGATTTACGACGGCCTCACTGAGATTGGACCTCCAAGTCTGATTGCTGGTGATTTTGCTGACTACGATATCAACATGCTTGATGTAGCACAGCAAGAGTCCTATGCTCTTCTCGGTGAGTTATCTCGTGATTGGGTTGCTGATGGCGATCACAGTTGGCGCTACCTTGTTTGCCACGAGACCCAGTCTCCAGCACAAGTTGGCAATTTGCTCTTGTATCTCAGGTCCAACAATTTCTCAGGATGTTTCTTCACCTCCATAGTCAATGGTTTGGTTCAATCCAACTATTGGCGTCGGTCGTTTAAAAAACGCTTCCCTAATGAATGCTTTGATCTGTGCTGTCGTCTGAAATTGCTCGGTGATGATCATCTGTTGAATATCACCACGCGGCTTCTGTGGACTCCTCTTGATGTTCGTGAAGATATGCAGGAGCTCGGTCAAGTTTACACGTCGTGTTGGAAGGACCGCCCTCTTGAAGATCATCGCATTGGTTTCGATGAGGTTCTTTTCTTAGGTGCCCACCCTCGCATGGTCCTCGGATCGTGGAGTGGTGCCCTTCGCAAGGAAACTCTTTGGGAAACTGTTCAATGGACTCGAGATTCTAATCTCACCTTTCATCAGATCGTCCAACAACAGATTGAGTATGCATCTCAGTGGGATGAAGAATTCTTTCGCTTTTACGTGACTGATCTTCGCCTCGCTTATAAACGCCTGTTGTTGTCGAGAAATTGGGTTGAGCCTAATTACCTTGGCTTACGTCGTCGGGTTGCTGGTCGCACTGCTGCGAGCGGCTATACCTTCGTCGGTCAAGGTCCTATGGATCAGTCTGTTACCCAACAGTCTTCCGACACTCTTGTGCGTGGTCTCACCACAATCAAGACCACCGACCTTGTAGATAAACCCACTGATGCGCGAACTGACATGAGTGATCTTGCATCACACGCCGTCAATGAGCAAACTATGGACATTCATTATGGTCTTGGAAGTTACATGGTTCGAAC